ATGCTGAGCGAAGTGACACCGGTGCCCGGGGCCTCCCTGCCTCTGGAGGAGTTCAAGGCGCATTTGCGCCTGGGGACCGGTTTTGGCGAGGACAGCCTGCAGGATGAAGTTCTGCTTGGCTTTCTGCGCGCCGCCCTGGCTGCAATCGAAGCAAGAACCGGCAAGGCACTGATAATCCGCGATTTCTCTCTGGAAGTCCGGCATTGGCGCGACCGTGCGCAAATGGTTTTGCCAATAGCTCCGGTGCAGGCGGTGAGCGAGGTTGTGCTGCGGGATGTGTCAGGCGGCGAAACCGTCCTGGACACCGCTTTGTACCGGCTGGAAGGCGACGCCCACAGGCCCCGTCTGCGTCCCTCCGGCAACCTGCTTCCCGAGGTGCCTGCGGGCGGGCTGGTACGGGTTTCACTGCAGGCCGGCATGGCTGCGGATTGGGGCGGCTTGCCGGCTGACCTTGGCCAGGCCGTGATGCTGCTGGCGGCGCATTATTATGAGTACCGGGCCGACACCGGGCTCCACGGCGGCTGCATGCCTTTTGGCGTCACCAGCTTGATTGAGCGCTACCGCAGCTTGCGCGTGACGCTGGGAGGTGTGTCGTGAAGCAACGCCCCAAACTCTCCCGCCAGCTGCTGCTGGAAGACCCGCAGCGCACGTCCGACGGCGCCGGCGGCTATACCGAGACCTGGGTGGCGCTTGGCACTGTGTGGGCCGACGTGAACCCCCTGGCGGGCCGTATGGCGGGCGACGGTCTGTCTTTGCAAAAATACCGGATCACTCTGCGCGCAGCCCCTGAGGGTTTTGCGTCACGCCCCCGGCCAGACCAGCGTTTCCGGGACGGAAGCCGGGTCTTCCGCATTGATGCAGTAACTGAAGCGGATCCCGATGGCCGTTATCTCACCTGTTTCGCAGCGGAGGAGGTGAGCGGATGACCTATGCCATCGCCGGCGGGCTGCAATCCGCTATCTACACGCATCTGACCGGAGACGCGGCGCTGACTGCGCTAGTAGGCAGCGCGATCTATGATGCCATCCCCGCGGGGACCTTGCCGCAGACCTATGTGTCGCTGGGCAGTGAAGAGGTGCTGGACCGCTCTGATAAGAGCGCGGGCGGGGCTGAGCACCGGTTCTTCATCACCGTCACCACCGATACTGCAGGTTTTGCCGATGCCAAGGCTGCGGCCGCGGCAGTTTGCGATGCTCTGATTGGAGCCACGGTGCCGCTGCCGCGCGGGCAGCTGACCAGTCTCTGGTTCGACCGGGCCAAGGCCGAGCGCCTCAGCGGCGGAGGCCGCCAGATCACCCTGCGCTTCAGGGCGCGCGTGGATGACGCCTGAGATCACAAACTTCACGAAATCCATTGAAATACCCGGAGAAAACCCATGACAGTTCAAAACGGCAAGGACCTCTTGGTCAAAGTGGACATGAACGGTGCTGGTCTCTTTGAGACGATCGCCGGCCTGCGTGCCACGCGGATCAGCTTCAACGCAGAGAGCGTCGATGTAACCAGTCTTGAAAGCCAGGGCGGCTGGCGCGAGCTGCTGTCGGGGGCAGGTGTTCGCTCGGCCAATATCTCGGGCTCGGGCATCTTCCGCGACGAGGCAACCGATGAGCGCGCACGGCAATTGTTCTTTGACGGGCTGACGCCGGAGTTTCAGGTGATCATCCCCGATTTCGGCATTGTGCAGGGCGCCTTTCAGGTGACCGCGCTGGAATACGCGGGCAGCCACAATGGCGAGGCGACCTATGAGCTTGCGCTGGCAAGCGCCGGTGCGCTCAGCTTTACCGCGGTGTGATTTCGATGGTGAACCCGCACGCAGGCGAGACGGAATTGCTCGTGAATGGAGCGCCTTACGCACTGAAGCTGACGCTTGGTGCGCTGGCGGGGCTGGAGGCAGCACTGGAGGAAGGCACCCTGGTGGAGCTGGTGGAACGCTTTGAGCAAGGCCGGTTTTCAGCCCGCGACGTGCTGGTCTTGCTGGCGGCCGGGCTGCAAGGCGGCGGTCATGGCCTGAGCTATGAGGAGCTGGCTGCGGCAAGCATTGGCGGTGGTCCGCTGCAAGCCGCCAGGGTGGCAGCCGAACTGCTGGTGCGCAGCTTCTCTGTTCCGGCAAGCGAATGAGCAGGCTGGATTGGCCTGCACTGATGCGGGCCGGGATGGCGGGGCTGAAGCTGCTGCCGCGCGATTTCTGGCAGCTGACCCCGGCTGAGCTGCGGCTGTTGCTAGGCGACGCGGCACAGCCGCAGCCCCTTGGACGCAGCCGGCTGACAGAGCTGATGCAGCAGTTCCCCGACGGGCTGCCGCCACAGACCAAGGAGACAACGGATGGCTGATACATCTTCGATGGCTGAACTGGAATTGCAAAGCGATGCTTTGGGCGAGTCTCTGGACAGCACCACTGGCATGGCAGCGGCATTTGCTGAAGTCCTGGGCCGGGTGAAACAGGGGTTTTCTGAAACCGGGCGGGATGCACGGATTTTGGATCGCAGTCTTTCCAAAGGGTTGCGGCGTGCAATTGATGGTCTGATCTTTGACGGCGACAACTTGTCGGAGTCTTTGGACACCTTGGCCCGCAGTATGGTCCGCTCCACTTACAACGCGGCCATGAGGCCGGTGACCAACCACATCAGCGGCTTGATGAGTGATGGGTTCGGCGCGCTGATCGGCAGCATCCTGCCCTTTGCCGATGGCGCCGCGTTCAGCCAGGGCAAGGTGATGCCTTTCGCCAAGGGCGGGATTGTGACTGGGCCTGTGGCCTTTCCGATGCGCGGCGCCACCGGGCTGATGGGTGAGGCAGGACCTGAGGCGATCCTGCCGCTGACGCGCGGTGCAGACGGCTCGCTGGGGGTGCGAAGCCAGGGCGGCGGCGGGGTCAGCGTGGTGATGAATGTCTCGACCCCGGACGTCAAAGGCTTTGAACGCAGCCGCAGCCAGATTGCCGCGCAGCTGTCCCGCGCTCTGTCCCGCGGCGGGCGCAACCGTTAAAGACGAAGGGTATCCCTATGAATTTTCACGAAGTCCGTTTTCCCGCCTCGCTCAGCTTCGGCTCGGTCGGCGGTCCGGAACGGCGCACCGACGTGGTGACGCTGGCCAATGGGTTCGAGGAGCGCAACACGCCCTGGGCCCACTCCCGGCGCCGGTATGACGCGGGGTTGGGGCTGCGCTCGCTGGAGGACATCGAGACGCTGATTGCCTTTTTCGAAGCCCGCCAGGGGCAGCTCTATGGCTTCCGCTGGAAGGATTGGAGCGACTACAAATCCGCCCGGCCCAGCGCCGAAGCCGATTTCCGGGACCAGGTGATAGCCGGCGGCGACGGCAGCACGGTGGTCTTCCAGCTGGCCAAGACCTACCGCTCGGGCGCCTTCACCTATCAGCGCCCGATTACCAAACCGGTGGCTGGCACGGTCCGGGTCGGAGTTGACCAGGATGAACTGCAGGAAGGGGTGGACTATGAACTGGACACGGCCACAGGGCTGATCACCCTGGCGCATCCGCCCGAACAAGGGCGCAGCATCGTAGCGGGGTTCGAATTCGACGTGCCGGTGCGCTTTGACACTGGCAGCATACAGACCAGTGTGGCGTCGTTCCAGGCGGGCGAAGCCCCGGCGGTGCCGGTGGTGGAGGTGCGGGTATGACCGGGCTCTCTGATGCGTTCCGAACCCATATGCAAAGCGGTAACACGACAGTGTGCCGGGCTTGGGCGGTGGAGCGGCGCGATGGAACCGTACTTGGCTTTACCGATCATGACTGCGCGCTGAGCTTTGACGGGATATCCTTTCAGCCTGGCAGCGGCCTGACCGCGCGTGCGGTTCAGCAGGCCACCGGGCTTTCGGTCGACAACACCGAGGCGCTGGGTGTCCTGAGCGATGCCGCGGTGCGCGAAGAAGACATCGAAGCCGGCCGCTATGATGGAGCGGGGGTCCGTTGCTGGCTGGTCAACTGGCGGGACGTGGCGATGCGCTGGCTGCAGTTCCGCGGTTCAATCGGCGAGATCCGCCGGGCTGGCGGAGCTTTCGAGGCTGAGCTGCGCGGTTTGACAGATGCGCTGAACCAGCCGCAGGGGCGGATTTACCAGAAACCCTGCACAGCCGTTCTGGGCGACGCATCCTGCCGGTTTGATCTCGCGACGCCGGGCTATGCCACTGAGCTGGAAGCAGGCGAAGTGGAGCGCAACGAAGTGTTCCGCTGGGAGGCCCTGCCGGGGTTTGAGCCGGACTGGTTCACTGGCGGACGGCTGTCTGTGCTGAGCGGTGCGGCAGAGGGGCTTTGGGCCGCCATCAAGGCCGACCGGAGCAGGGAGGACGGCCGCAGCATCACATTGTGGGAGCCGGTCCGGGCGCTGGTGGCGCCGGGAGACAGTGTCCGCTTGGAAGCGGGCTGCGACAAGCGCATGGAAACCTGCCGCCTGAAGTTCAACAATCTGCTGAATTTCCAAGGTTTCCCGGACATCCCGGGCGAGGATTGGGTGATGGCAGTGCCGCGCCAGTCGGGCAGCAACACCGGAGGCAGCCGCCGGTGAACTGCCGGGTTGTCACTGCTGCGCGCGGCTGGATCGGCACGCCCTATGTGCATCAGGCCTCCTGCAAAGGGGCAGGAAGCGACTGTCTGGGCCTGATCCGGGGGATATGGCGCGAGTTGCATGGCGGCGAGCCGGAAGTTCCGCCCGCCTACACGATGGACTGGGCGGAACCGCAGGGGGCTGAAGCACTGTGGCAGGCAGCCCGGCGGCATCTGGTGGAGAAGCCGCGGCAGGATGCAGCGCCGGGGGATGTGATCCTGTTCCGGATGCGGTCCGGATCGGTTGCCAAGCATCTGGGGGTGCAGTCGGCGGTCGCCTCCGAAACACGGCGGGCGGCGGCTGCACCTGCTTTCATCCACGCTTATGCGGGCCACGGGGTTGTCGAAAGCCCGCTGAGCCCGCCCTGGCAGCGCCGGATCGTGGCGCGTTTCAGCTTTCCCTAAGGAGCAGATCTGATGGCAACTATCCTTCTCTCGGCCGCAGGCGCGGCGATTGGCGGCACGATCGGCGGCGGTATTGCAGGCCTGTCTTCGGCGGTGATCGGGCGGGCGGTTGGAGCCACTCTGGGGCGTGTGATTGACGAGCGGCTGCTGGGCTCCGGTTCAGCCGCGGTGGAAACCGGCAAGGTCGACCGATTCCGGCTGACCCAGGCCGGCGAGGGCGGGCCCGCGGCCCAGGTCTATGGCCGGATGCGGCTGGGCGGTCAGGTGATCTGGTCGTCGCGCTTTCTGGAAACCGCTGCAACCAGCGGCGGCGGCGGCAAAGGGCGGCCAAGCCAGCCGCAGGTGACCAGCTACAGCTATTCGGTATCGCTGGCGATTGCGCTGTGCGAGGGCGAGATCGCTGACGTTTCGCGGGTTTGGGCCGATGGGGAGGAAGTGGCACCCAAGGACCTGAACATGACGGTCTACAAGGGCGGCATGGATCAGCTGCCTGATCCGGTGATCGAAGCTATCGAAGGGGCAGGCCAGGTTCCGGCTTACCGCGGCACCGCTTATGTGGTGATGGAGAACCTGGAGCTCTCGCGTTTCGGCAACCGGGTGCCGCAGTTTTCCTTTGATGTGCTGCGGCCCGAGCAGCCAGGCAGCAGCTCCCATGGTGAAGATCTTGGCCAGCTGGTGCAGGGCGTGGCCCTGATGCCCGGTACCGGCGAATACACGCTGGCAGCTGAGACAGTGCATTACTCCGGCGGGCCTGGTTCGGCCAAACCGGCCAATGCGCATACGCCATCAGGACTGTCCGATTTGAATACCTCGCTCAACGCATTGGAGGCAGAGCTGCCGTCCTGCGGTGCCGCGTCGCTGATTGTCTCCTGGTTCGGGGACGATCTGCGCTGCGGGGAATGCACCTTGAAGCCCAAAGTGGAGCATAAGGATGCTGAGGGCAGTATCCCGTGGAGTGTCAGCGGATTGACCCGGGGCGCGGCGGATATGGTGCTGACGGGTGAAGATGGGCCGCTTTATGGCGGGACCCCGGCGGATGGCGCGGTGGTGCAGGCGATCCGTGAGATGCAGGCACGCGGCCTCAGGGTGATGTTCTACCCTTTCATCCTGATGGACCAGGAGGACGGCAATGCTTTGCCCGACCCCTGGACCGGTGCCGGCAGCCAGCCGCATCTGCCCTGGCGCGGGCGGATTACCTTGTCGCAGGCACCAGGACAGCCGGGATCTCCCGACGGCACCGCGGCAGCGGACGCCGAAGTGGCGGATTTCTTTGGCACCGTGACGGCTGCGGACTTTACCGTTGGCGACGGCACGGTTGCCTATAACGGGCCGGATGAGTGGAGCCTGAGCCGGTTCATCCTGCACAATGCAGCGTTATGCGCTGCAGCAGGCGGGGTTGAGGCCTTTTGCATCAGTTCGGAAATGCGGGCGCTGACGCAGATCCGCGGAGCCGCGGGCTTCCCGGCGGTGGCGGCACTGCGGGTTCTGGCGGCCGAGGCGCGCATTCTGCTGGGGCCGGAGACCAAGATCGGCTACGCCGCCGACTGGTCCGAATACTGGGGATACAAATCCCCTGAAGGCGACCGCTATTTCCACCTGGACCCGCTGTGGGCTGATCCGGAAATCGACTTTATCGGCATCGACAACTACATGCCGCTCTCTGACTGGCGCGAAGGCGAGGGCCACCTGGACGCGCAGGCTGGAATTCCGGCGATCTATGATCTGGAGTACCTGCGCAGCAATGTCGAAGGCGGCGAGGGCTATGACTGGTACTACCACTCGCCTGAAGCGCAGGAGGCGCAGATCCGCACGGTGATCACTGACGGCGCTCATGATGAGGCCTGGATCTGGCGTTACAAGGATATCCGAAACTGGTGGCTCAACCAGCACCATGAGCGGATCGGCGGTGTGCGCCAGGAGTCCCCCACGGATTGGGAGCCGCAGTCCAAGCCCGTCTGGTTCACCGAACTGGGCTGCGCGGCCATCGACAAGGGCACCAATCAGCCCAACAAGTTTCTGGACCCGAAAAGCTCGGAATCAAAACTTCCTAAGTATTCTAATGGCCTGCGGGATGATTTGATCCAGATTCATTACCTTCGCGCGATCCTGGGCTACTGGGAGGATCCGGAAAACAACCCGGTCTCCGAGGAGTACGGCGGGCGGATGCTGGATATGTCCAATGCCTATGTCTGGGCTTGGGATGCGCGGCCCTTCCCGGCCTTTCCGAACCGGCTGGAGATCTGGAACGACGGCAGGAACTACCTGCGGGGCCACTGGCTCAACGGGCGTGCCGGGCAGCGCACCCTGGCTTCGGTGGTGGAGGAGATCTGCCATCGGGCCGGGCTCAGCGATATCGATGTGTCGGAGCTCTACGGGGTGGTGCATGGATACTTGAACCCGGACGTGAACGATGCCCGCGCGGCGCTGCAGCCCTTGATGCTGCGGCACGGGTTTGACGCCATTGAGCGGGACGGGCTGCTTCGGTTCAGGATGCGCAGGGGTACCGGTGCCGAAGCGCTGGCGCTCGAGCATCTGGCGGAAAGCGACGAGATGCAGGGCACCCTGGAGCTGAGCCGCTCCAGCGGCGCCGAGCTGGCCGGCCGGGTGCGCCTGCAGTTCACAGAATGGGGCGGCGACCATGCGGCAGGCGCCGTCGAGGCGGTGCTGCCGGATGAGGATACCCACGCGGTCAGCCAGAACGAACTGCCGCTGGCGCTGACCCGGGCCGAGGCGCGCCAGGTGGTGGCGCGCTGGCTGGCGGAGGCGCGGATCTCACGCGATGCGGTCCGGCTGCAGCTGCCGCCGTCGATGCTGCATCTGGGCGCCGGGGATGTGGTTTCCCTGCCGGCGGGCGGCGGCAGCCAGCTCTACCGGATCGACCGGGTTGAACATGCTGAGGCGCAGCTGGTGGAAGCGGTGCGGATCGAGCCCGGAGTCTATGACACTGCCGCTGCGGCAGAGGAATTGCCGGGGGTGAATGCCTTTGCGGCTCCTGGGCCGGTGCTGCCGCTGTTCATGGATCTGCCGCTGCTCCGCGGCGATGAGGTGCCGCACGCGCCGCATTTGGCGGTGACCGCCGAGGCCTGGCCCGGAAGCGTTGCGGTTTACGGGTCGGATGAGGATGAAAACTATGTGCTGGAGCAGGTGATCGCTGCGCGGCAGGTGGTCGGGGTGACGGAGTCGCCCTTGCTGGCTGCCGGAGCCGGGCGCTGGGATCTGGGAGCGGATCTGCAAGTCAGGCTGATATCGGGCGCGTTGGAAAGCCGGACGGCGCAGGCGGTGCTGAACGGCGCCAATGCTGCAGCGATCGGTGATGGCACCTCCGGCAGCTGGGAGCTGTTTCAATTCCGGGAGGCGGAGCTGATTGCGCCGCAGACTTATTTGCTGCGCGGTCGGCTGCGCGGGCAGCTGGGCAGCGATGCGCTGATGCCCGAAGTCTGGCCTGCGGGCTCCTTCATTGTGCTGCTGGATGGCACGCCGCTGCAGATGGAACTGGCGCCGGCCCAGCGGCGGCAGCAGCGCCATTACCGGATTGGTCCGGCGCGCCGACCGCTGGATGATCCGTCTTATGTGCATTTGCAGGACAGTTTTGACGGCAACGGGCTGCGTCCCTATGCGCCGGTGCATTTGCGCGCGGCGGGTGCCCTGGGGCAAGACATGACCGCCGCCTGGATCCGCCGCACCCGCATTGAGGGCGACGCCTGGGACCTGCCCGAGGTGCCGCTGGGCGAGGAAACCGAGGCCTACCGTGTCCGGGTGCTGCAGGGCGCCACCGTGCTTCGCGAGGAACTCTCTGCGGTGGCGGCCTGGGAATACCCGGCGGCGGCCCAGGCCGCGGACGGGGTGCTGGCGGGAGACGTTCTGGAGGTTGCTCAGCTTTCCGCCCGCTTCGGCGCAGGGCCGGCCGCCCGGCTGGCGCTGGCATGA